ATGGTCGATCATCTTCTGGAATCAAGTGAAGTGGCTCTTCGTGAATCGGACATCCTGTGATTGCATATTTTGGAGTACAATCTTTTTCTAATCCCCTTTTAATCAAGGCAGCGATAGTTGATTTACCAGAGGAAACAGGACCAACCATGATAAAGATTCGTTTACCAGTTTCTGTTCTTCTTGCAGCGGCTTTCATAAACTTCATCATATCATGAATTGGCTCAAGAGTACCAAAGATTTTTTCTTTAAAGAAGTTATATTTAACTAGGTCTTCATAACCTCTAGTTTTTAACTCATCCGGTACTGGCTCTGTACCTACCTTCATAATCATGTTGTAGATTCGACCAGGTGCAAAATTACAAATTTCTGGTCTTTTTTCTACTTTAGCCAGATAATCAATGGTAGTTCCTTCCCACTTTGTAACACCAGTTCCTTTTTGCTGGTCCAGAATGACTTCCATAAAATCATTGTTCTTATCAAACATAACATTTTTCCTTTCGTTTGGTTTTTTATTTTGATTTTTCAATTTCTTTAGTTTCTCCGCTTAATAGTTTCATTATATCTTCCCTATTTGAGACGATAATATTTTGACTCGTTGGAGAACGAAATTTTGCCTGTTTGGCTTCTAATTCATTGTACTTATATTTTACCATATCTTGGCGAATTTGTAAATATTTTTTATAGTTAATATTAGCCATAATTTCCTTACTTGAGTTCGTCACAGTATTTAAGATGTTTCCAGCAACTTCTACCATTCTTGCTGTCATGTTTCCACCTTCAATTTCTTGTTCTACCCTGTCTAATATTCTATTCGCTCTTTCTATGTTTTCTTTAAGTACTTCTTCCGGGTCTGTGTCTGAAACAAGGGTAAGACGTTCTACTTCACTTTCTATGTCTCCCATATCGAAGACATCGGATAAATTATTTCTGTTTAGTTCCATGCTTTTTATAATCCTCCTGCACAGTATTTATATTATACTACAAAAATGATAGAATGTAAACTTTATGCAAAAAAAAAGCGGTGAAAATAAATTCACCGCTTTTCTGTTTAGTTTACTCTTTATTGTGGAATATTCGTTAATTGAATTAACTGATAGTATTCTCTCGCACCAAACATATGGTTGTGAATCGCATAACGACTCATCAAACCTACTGTTGGATGGAATGAGTTTTCGAATACTGCTTTACTTGCGAGTAGCTGGATGTAAGGTAAGTAAATTACACCAGTATCATATTCAGATGGGCCTTTATAGCCTATAAGAAATTGATCTCTGCTTTCAAATGTATCACGATAAACTACTAGTCTACCATCAAGGGAACCAATCCTTGATACTCCAGTTGGTTGAGTTGTTACATCACTTGGAACTGGGGCAATTGTAAAAGCTGCCAATGTTTCAAGTATAGCAACGGCTCTTGGATTACCAACGATCCAATTACCCGATCCTCTACGAGTGTTAATTGCAATGTCTTGGGTTCTACGGATAATACTGTGATATAACTCACGGTAACGCTCCATCTCCCATCTACCTTTAACTCCTTGTGCTGATGCTAAGAAGTCCCAGGTTGTGTCATAACCAGTAATACCTCTAACTGTGGCATCAATGGCTGCGATTAACTCGCGGTCGATTTCTTGGGTAATTTCGTAAGCTAGAATATCCATCATTTCCTCTTCGAGATCAAGACCGTGCATAGCTTTCAAATCTTGAGCGACTTCGAGGGACCAACGGCTTCTTAGTTTACGGGTTTTTGCTTCAATCTGTACTTTTTCAACGGTTAAGTTGACTTCGCGAATGTGATTACCACTACCTACACCAAGTCCAATATCATTTCCTACACCAGTACCGGCCTTAGAACCTAAGGCTTCACCAGCGGAGGTGATATAAGAACCTGAATAAGTCTCGTCGATGGTATTGTAACCAAGTTCTGTAACATTTGCTACATAACTTCCGGCTGTGGTACCTGCTCTGAACCTAAGTGCGAAAGCAAGTCCAACAGGTCCGGTTAGTGGTTGAACACCTACGAGTTGGTGGGCTACCAATTCTGGGAAAGTACGTCTAACCATCGGAACTGCGATTTTGTTAAACATACCAGAAGTTGGCCAATTAGCTAAGCCACGACCGTCACCAGTACCAAACGAGTCATTACCCCAAGCAGTTTGCTCCATGAGGTAGTTGTGTTGGTTTTCTAACATGATAGCGGTACTTTTCCTTATGTGATTAGATTTGATTTTTCCGCCTTCATCAAGAACACCTTCCCATTTTTTGACTAGGTCTCTAACGTCCATGTTGTTTTTCCTCCTATACTATTTTACTTCTTTAAAATTTACCTTCTCTTAGTATTTTCTTATACTCTTGAAGGTGTTGTTTGAAGGGACTGTCTTCATTTAAGCCTTCATTGGCTTTTTTGTCTTCCTTCTTTTTCTTGTCTTCTTCTTCTTCTTCATCGTCTTCTTCGTCTTCTTTATCTTCGTCTTCGTCTTCTTCTTCTTCTTGTTTATCTTTTTTCTTGTCTTTCTTGCTGTCTTCCTCTTCTTCCTCATCGTCTTCTTTGTCGTCGTACGCTTCAAGGACGATGTCAAACTTACGGTCTATTTCAGCTCTATCTTTAATGCCTGAAAGCATTTCAAGAACTCTTTTCTTTTGGCTTTCAGTTAGACCATCGCATTTTCTTCTAAGATAAAGTTCAGATGCCAATTCTTGTGCGTCACTAATGACTTCAAGATTCTTAGCAATGTTTTCGTCAAGGGCACCACGAAGTTTGAGGATTTCTCCTTTAGCTTCTTTGAGTAGATTTTTCACTTCTTCATCCAGCAATCCTTCATCAACGCTAAGTCTGATTTTAAATTGTTCAATCAAGTCATGATACAACTCACCTTTCTTTGCAAATTCAAGAACTTTGTCCGGAATTGTCATTTCTTCTTCCAAAACTGAGTCAACGAAGTTTGAGAACTTGGAAGTAATATCTTCTTTATATTCTTGATATTTAGTTTCGTAGGACTCTACTAGCTGTTCTTTTGCTTCCTGAAGTTTGCTCTGAGATAACTCTTGACCTTTCACTTCAATTAGTGTTTCAAGTCTTTCTTTTACTTGACTCTGATCGTCTTCATTCAACTTTGTAGCGCCAAGTAGTTCAAGAAGTTTGTCCATGCTATTTTCCTCCTATATTATTTTATTCAATATGTATTTATGATACATACATTTAGTTACGGAAACATATGGAAAAGTATATGAATATTGGTTTTAGATATTACTCTCAATATTTTTAATTACTTGCCAAATTTGTTTCTTGTGATATTCTTGTGCTTCTTGTATCGTTGGTTCTTTATCAGGTAATTCTACTTCCCAGGTTCTACCTTCATATACTCCATTAACCCATGATGGGCTATTTGATGGATCAGTAACAAGGTCCCACGTGATTAAGTTAAAGTCTTCATTTACATAACCGTCGTCACCAACAGTTCCTAAACCTCTTGAACTAATGCCCATCTTACCTTCTTTAATAAGAGTCTTTGCTATATTACCCATAGGTGTGTCAAGTACTTTTGCTTTACCATATACATCATTACCTTTCCACTCTAACTGTGTAGTCAAAATAGCAATTTTATCTGGATTTACTTCTGGATTTGGTGGATGACCTAATTCACCCCAAAGAGATTTTCCAGAAACCTTTTCTTGAACTTTCTCTAACTCTCTTTCAAGTATTGATTTCTTATATTTTCTCTTGTTATTGTTTTCTAGTTCTGCAGAGCTAAAGATACCAACAATGTGTGTATCACCTGATTTAGATTCTGAAATTTCAAAATCATGGCTAATTTCTGTAATAAGATGTGCTTTGGTTATCATTTTTTACTCCTCTTTATTTTGGTCCTCTTTATCTTGGTCCTCTGTATCTTGATCCTCTTGAGGTTCAATATCTTGTTTGAGTTCCAATTTATTTTTTAGATGGTCATTTTTTGACTTTCTAATTTCCTTTTGTAAAATTTCTTTAGCATCTACAAATTCATCATTTTCAAAATGATCTAACGCTTTTTTAATTTGTTCATTATCTACTGGCATAACAGTTTTCTCCTCCTGTGTATTTATCTATTTCCAAAATGTTTACCATCCACCACCGCCTTCTTCATCTGACCTGAATCCTAGCTCTTTGTCTTTTTTCATTCCAGCAACATTGGATTTGATTTCGTCGTCGTCCCACTTCAAGTACTTTCTCATTAAGTATGACTTACTCATTTCTTCTCTGTCTGCTAATTGAGTGTAGTTATTGAAACGAGAATCCAAAAAGCTTTGGTCCATTTGTTCTTTATACCTTGACGGTGGATTCATAATTATTTTTATTTTTTGTTCATTTAAGCCGTATAGTTTTTTAAGACCTTTAAAATCTAAGTGAATTAAAAACATATCGGTAAAATCTCTACAAAATTTCTTTTGTTGTCTTTCAAGGAATTTACTCCATTTTATTTCGTCTCTTGAAATAGTACCAGTATCGCCTTGTCCAAAAAGAATATCTCCTGATCTGGATTCTTGTGCTGCTTGGACACGTGAGGCTGGATATTTCAAAGCTCGATAGAGCTTTCTTGCGAAGTAGTAAATATCATCAAGCTCAGTAAAGCCTGGTGAGAATCCTCCAATGGATTCAATTTGACTACCTCTACCTTCAGCGGACTGTGGTAAGTAGAAGTTTTCAAGAATGCTCATAATTTCTGGTTCATTGGTAAGAGTACCGGAGCGAGGATCGTATGTTTGCTTTTTACTCATTTTCTGTTTAATCTTTTCTACATACTTTAGTGCTTTGTCTCTTGGCATGTTCCCTGTGTCGATCCTGAAAACGAACCGCTCTGGTGATCTTACTATTCTATATATAATTACGGACGTTTCCAGTAATTTTAGTTGATTAAATGGGACTCTTGCTTTCTCAAGGTACCCAAAAATATTATATCTACTTGAACCATAAATACCATAATCTATAAAACCTATTTGGTCTGGTTCAAATATAATTAAGTCGTCTCCATGTCTTTTTCTAGCTTCTTCGACTGTAGCTGGCTTCTTTGGTTTTGGTTTTAAGTACTGTATATATAATAAAATTTCTGCACTCAATGGATCATAAATATAATCCATTGTTTCGGCTGGTAATCTTTTGACTCCAATTATTCCTTGTTTTGAATGTCTTGTATCAATAACTCTTTCATAGAAAACTCTACCATCCACCATATAGTTATGGAACATTTGCCATACGAAATTATCCATATTTAGTCGTTCAATAAAAAGCTTATAAAATTCTTGTCTTAGATTTTTAACTATATTTTCGTTTTGTTCTAATTCTTTATCAATGATTTCAAGATGGAAAACTTTTCCATCGTCATCTTCTTGTGTTGCCTCATTAGCGGCATCTTCAACAACATCAGCTATTTCTGTTTGTGATGCCATACTTCTATACTCCCAGATTCTTTCTACTTCATTTTCAAACTGTTTGTTAATGAGAGTATTATAAAACATATTGAATGACTGAAGTCCAACTCGACCAATGCCCGGCATATCAACAATGTTTTCCCAACCTTCACCTCTTGTTGCCAGAGTGTCTTTCAATTTTGGTTTTGGTTTTTCTTCAAAAGCTCTTATA